TCAAAAACTTCCCTATCGTGTTCATAATATGCAGGCGAGTTGACGCGCTCATAGTTCTCATCGATGGCAGCCTTGCGCGCCAAGGGATGCAAGTGCTCAATGATTATATCGGGGCGATAATAAAGGCCACCGATGTCAGTACCCAAAGTTTTCCAAAAGTTGTCAAGGTATAGATGCTTGGCTCCGGGCATCACCATACCGCCTAGATGATTGACGATGCTGCGCGTCATCAAACAAGCCGTGGGCAGATTGCCAGCTTGTAATAGGTCATTGCCATAACTAATACCGGCTTTGCCATCTGGGATTGCCAATCGCAGCATATAATCCCAAAACATTGTGCGTGGAACGTGGTCATCACCTAGGAATCCAAAGTAATCGTAATGATCATACTCATTGTCATTAAATAGGATTTCGGCGGCGCAGTTTAGGGGATAAGCCATACCGCCTGTCGTATTTTCAATCCTGATAAAGCCAAAGTCGTGAAGCTCAGATGCGCGCTCATAATCTTTGCATTTCCAATCATCCTCATCGATGACGACCCAAAGATCTGCAACTGCCTGTGTTTCCTTGAAGGCATTTGCCAATCGAATTACGTTACTGACTCGACCTCGACTTGGCGTGATGATTGCGGTTTTTACCATTTTTTGTCCCTTTTTCTTCGTGATCTTTTAAGTGCCGATAAAGCAAAGTTTTAACCTCAAGTAAGTCGCTCAAGACTTCCTGTGCAAAACCATTGCCAACAGGCCGGCTGTTCTTTTCAGCCTTTGCCGCGAAGATAGCGGCTACGCCTGACACCGTTGCAGCCGCAATGATGCCTAGTTGAAGGATAAGACTATCCATTGCCTAAGCTGTCTTTGGGATCGATGTAGCGGAGGATGGGTGGCAAGACTGCGGCGATAGCTGCGCTGGCAAGACCGCGAATGGTCATATCGCCAGTGGCCAAGTAGTAGGCAATCGAAGCGGCTAAAGCTGCTCGACCCCACGATGCGGCTATGTCTTTGAAGTTTTTTAATCGACTAGATTTCTTCTTCGTGCTCATCTTCTAATCCTAACGTTTTAATCAAGTTGACTACTTGAGTTTGATTTAAGGCAATTTCAAAGTGCATTTCGTCTTTGCGTGATCGGTAATCCCCACCCCATCTTAGACCATATTTGCGGCAAAGACGGCGAATGGTGGCTGATTGTTCGGCATTAAAAGTATTTTCTGCACCGAGCGGATGTTTGGTCGCATTTAGGTCAATGGCTGTTCCGGATGCGTGATTGCTTAAAATCACTGTAGATCCGCGCACCTCGCGATAGGCGTAGCCCCAATCATCGTGCTGGCCTTCATCGATTGGTTCAACCTGATTGTGAAAATCTTTGGCAAAAGATATGAGCAAGGGCGCGACACTTTCTGCAACGCGCAGTTTGCGATTCGTTCCCGGCACTTGTTTGTTGACGATGCCAAGTGCTTCCGCATCCTTACTGACTGGCCAGCCATTCTGCGACGTTGGCTTGTCTTTTTTCAACCGAATAATAAGCGTGCTTCTTCTTCGGTTAGTCCAAGGCGGTCAAGAATGGCTTGGCGAGCGGCGGCTTTAGCTTGTACTTTTGCAAAACTTTCAGCATCTTTTTGTGCTGCAATTTCAATTTGTTCTTTTTCTGAATTTGTAAGTTCGCGCACTATTTCTTCGCCTGTTCCGCAATTAATAATCTTGATTTCCATAATTCCTCACTTTAGACCGTAAAGCGCGTAAGTGCCGCCAGAAAAAGTAGCCGTTCCATTTTCTGTTGTAATTGTTAAAGATGTTATTGCCCCAGTTCCACCTTCATAATGAGATATACCAAAACCACCTGCGCCACCGCCCCAGTTTGCGCTATTGGTCCATCCTTGAAGATAAATAGATTTGTAGATTGAAGTAGCTGCATAATTAGGAATCCTAACTACTGCACTTAAATTACCGGCTGACGTAGGTAAATTACTGCCGTTATTGCTAGCATTCCAAAAATCTACTCCGGTTTTACCGCTGGCATTACTCCAAGCGCTTGTATCTACGTAAGTCCAAGTAGTTGAATAAACTGAGCTTGAATCAGCGTTACATCTTAATCTCATTCGATCCGCAGAATTGACAAACGGATTATCAATAAACAAAGCCAATTCGTAATAAGTTCCGGGTATAGAAGTTAAGGCAACACTTGTCGAAGATAAATTACCGCTGGCAATAGATGTCCAGCCACCGCTTGTCGGTGTAGCCCACTTTAATCCCAAACTTTGCGTGGAATCAGCCGTAAGAACGGTGTCGTTTGCGCCGATGGGGATTCGCGCATCAACTGTGCTGAAACCATATAGATCGCCTTTGGTTGTTAATGGCGAACCGCCGCCTGCGTCTGTATTAAAAAATATCGCTGCGCTTGCAGATATAAAATACAGCGTACCTGCATCATATTGAGATAAGGCAAGTGTCGCGCTGGTGTTCACTGTTGCCGTACCAGCAGTCACGGTGACAACGCCTGCGCCACGATTCTGTATAACTAAAGTATCGCCTGCATCGAATAATCCGGTATTGACGGTACAAGCCACCGACCCGCTCGTGTTAAATTCTATGCGTGTGCCTTTATCGGCTGCGACTAAAGTATAAGCCGCCGTTTTTGTGCTCACGGTTTGGTTGAAATCATTTGATTGGAGCGAATTGACTTGCGCGGCGGTTAGCACCTGCCCAGTCGTAAAAGTTTGCTTTGCCATCAATGCTCCTTAATAAGCCAACGAATCCTCATCCAGTAGGCCATCTACGGATGAGTCTAGCAAAAAACCTGACGCAAACGGTTGCGCGGTAGTGAATGTGGTAAAAAATGAATTTGGCGTGATGTCGTAAGCCACTCCGGTAATAACCGTCTCGCTTGTCACTGCGCCGCCCTCCAATGTTTGTATGACTTCGATGGGCGAAAATACGTCAAGGTCTAAAGCTGCAACCACGCGAGCTGTATCTGCACCATCAGACGCATCGATTATTAGGCTTTCCATTCGTAGGTCTGAGCCGACCTCCTTGCGACTGGCAATGATCATCTGTGCTTGATTCAAAGCATCGGCATCGGTCTGAGCTATTGATGTGCGAGTGCGACTATGTGTAAAAAATGTCGCAATACTTGTGGCATCACTGTCGGTCTGTGTAGTGCCACCTGTGCGCGTGACTGAGCAGGAATTTATCAACCCGAAGTCAGACAAATCAAAACTCACCCTTTGATAAGTGACAGTGCCGCCAGCCCCGGTATCACTAAACGTCGTCGGACTACCGCCGGATAATGTGATGATGTCAGCTCGACTCAGGAAGGTGGCAAAACCATTTTGGTTCATATAGAAAGAACCCAACTCCGTCGCTTCTGCGGTTTGACAAGCCGCTAAAACTGTTCGCGATGTGCCGTCATCTGCCTGCACAGTGGTTGTTGCAGTCGTTGAAATATCACGCATCCCACCCGGCCAATCGCCCTGATCGAGCAGGCTCGTGACGCGCTCAGCAGTGGTCTGCCCTGCACTTGCACCTGAAACTGTGGTGATGCTTGCAAGGTTGAGAAGCTGAAAACCATCAACGCAGTTCAAATCTACATACGCCGGATCAAAGCCGGTAGGACTTTGATATTTCCAACTTTGAATATACATGGAGCCAAGCGCGTATTCCGTACCTGCGAAAGTCGCCAAAAAACGTATCTTTCGCATCGGCAAAATTTTGCCATAAAGCGACCCGGAAGTATTTGCCGGATTAAATAAACCAGTCTCATCAACTAAACGCAAAGATGCTGTTCCAGACGTGAAGCTGTCGGAAGTGCGATTGTATGCCCTGCGAATGCTGGCGTTTAGGACGTATTGACTCACATCCAAAACATCGGCTGCGGCTGTGCCTAGCACTGATGAATCAAGTGGCGTTGCTGGATTATCTAGGACAAGGGCTGCATCAAAGGTTGCGCCATTGCTAAAGTCAATCTCGCAAGTGAAGACTGCTCCGCTCATTTGAAATCCAAGACCAAGGCATTGCCTGTGCGCTGTGACTGATAAACCGCATCTGTGATTGTGGCTACAAGATCATTTTGAGCAATAACTGAGCCACTTACATTGACATTGACAACCACTTGATCTGTGCCGCCTAAGCTCATCAATTCACTCGGTTGCAATCGCGTTCTTGCGTTTTCAATACGCATCATTTCGACCGCCGTTTGTTGTCTATCTGCCTCATCTTGCAATCCTTGTTTGAATCGAGCGGTATCAATTGCATTGATCATTCGTTGATATTCACGCGCCGCCTGCTGTTCATTTGTTTCCACCGCCGGTATAGCAGCTCGTGTTTTCTTGCCTTTTTTGCCATCCCCAGTCAAATCCAAAAGGCCAAGCAAAGCCATTAACTGTGCCAAAATGTCATCAAGGTTAGTTCTAAACTCAATAAAAGGATCAAGGTCATCAATAGCCTGTAATGCAGCTAAATCATTGGCAAAGCCAGCCTGTCGCAATAGTGCATAGACCTTTTCAAGATTCAT